GGTCTCGGCGGCCTGCAGGATGGCCGCCAGGCGCACGGGATCGAGGCCGATCTCCGGATGGCTGGAGAGGATCGAGCGCACGCCCGTGATGGTCGCGCCGGAGATCTCCTCGCGCAGGACCTTGGTTTCGATCGGTCGACCGAGGTGGTCGACCAGGCCGGGCTTCACCACGCGCCGCCTCCTCTGAACATGCCGTGGCCGCTGCGGCCGTAATCGTCGTCGTCGTCCCGGTAGGCGCGCTCCTCGAGCGGCCGGACCTTTCCGATCCCCTCGTAGCCGCCGTAGGTGGTCGCCGGCGTCTCGGCCGCCCGGCAGGCCAGGCCGGCCGCCCAGAAGCGGTCAGCGTGGACCTCGCCTTCGTTGACCAGGCGCACCTGGCCCTGGGCGCCGTGCGCCTTCTTGATCGCCCGCAGGTCGGAGCGGATGACCGGATCCGCCGGGATCCGGATGAGACCGCGCTCGAACCGGTCGACCAGCGACGTCGCCAGGTCCAGGCGGTTCGGACCGGTCAGCAGGACGCCGTGAACCCGCAGCTTGCCGTGGCGGAGCTGGGCGTCCTCAACGACCTTCTCGCCCATGCCGGTCTGGTCGATCCAGCAGGCGGCCGTGCGCCTGGTCGCCATGAGCTGGTCCATGGCCGCGTCCTGGGCGGCGAAGGTGACGCCATACTCCTCGTAGCGATCGCGCAGCCACAGCACGTCGCCCACCAGCTCGAAGCCCCAAATGATGGCGCCGTCTTTCCGGCGGGCGACGTCGCGGCCCATGTAGTAGAGGCCGCCCTGGTAAAGCTCCGGCTTGCCGGCATCGGCGTGCTCGGCCGCGGCCAGGTCCTCGGGCTTGATGAGCGAGCCGGAGCCGGCCGCTGGGATGCAGTCCAGCTCCTCGTCCGCGCCGTCGCCGTAGGAGGCGCGGATCTCGGCCTCCCACTCGGCTTTGTGCTCCGCGGAGGGCTTCTTGTCCTGGACCAGCATGACGCGCTCGTAGAGCCCGTCCGCCATGGCATCGGCGAAGGTGATGGTGAGGGTCGCGCCCCGCTTTCGCCCGGCGCGGATCTCGTCCAGGAGCAGGTTGAAGGGGTTGTCTACCCCGTCGTGGGTGGAGACGACGATGACGTTGCCGCCCCAGATCAGCAGCGCCATGGCCGCCTTCAGCATCTCGGCCAGGTCATCGTGGAACGCCGCCTCGTCCAGGATCACCTGGCCTTGCATGCCGCGCAGCGATCGCGGCTTGGACGGCAGGGCCACGATCTTGAAGCCCGAGCTGAACGAGATCCGGAACGCCTGGATGGGCTTGCCCGGCGTGTCGCTCTCAAACACCTCCTCGCCGACCGCCGTGCCGGCGACGCTGAAGGCTTGGGCCCACATGGCGCAGACGTCGATGAACTCGCGCGCCATTTCCAGGTTGTAGCCGATGTAGAAGGTGTTCTTCCCTCTGGCCGTCCGCGCCTTGGCGGCCTCGAGCACGGCGAGCGCGGCCAGTCCCCAGGTGAGGCCGATCCGGCGACTTTTCTCGATCACCACCAGGCTGGACGTCTGGCAGAGCAGGACCGCCTTGCGCTGATAGCCGAGCAGCACGCCCATGGCGTCGCGGCCGCCCAGCTGGGCGGGCAGGACCGCCGCCGTCTTGTCCAGGGGGCCGGCGGTGGTCACGCGGCCTTGCCTAGGATCTTGTCCATGATGAACTGGGCCGTGTCGTCACTGAGGCCCTTCTCGGTGGCGGCCGATTTCGCGTCGGCCGCGGCCTCGCGCCGGGCCTCGGCCTTCAGCTTCTCCTGGAGATCCGCGTCGGCCTTGCGCGCAGTGGTCAGCGACTGGATCGACCGCGCCAGGAACATCAGGTTCTCGGGATCCAGCGACTGGCCCGGTTCGATGTTGGCCAGCAGGTCAAACACCAGCGACTGGAACGCCTGGACCATGACGTTGAAGCCCTTGCCGTCCGCGATCGACGGACCGGCCTCGGCCACCAGCGCCTCGGCCATTTCACGCGACCGCTTCAGGCGGTCGCCCAAGGCGGCCACCTTCTCGGCGTGGCGGTGGACGGCCGAGCGCGAGGGCAGCTCCACGCCCTGGTCGCCGAACTGGGCGTCCAGGCGGGTCATCACCTCGTCTAGGGCAAGGCGCCCGGCCGCGAACTCGCGCAGCCATTCCTCTAGGGTGCCGCGGATCTCCGGCGGCAGTTTCTCGACCTTGGAGCGCTGGCCCATCTCAACCCCGCGCCGTGGGCTTCTCGACGCCCTCCACGCGAGCCCGGCCGCAGGCGACGTCCTCGCCGCGCGCGGTCAGCGTGGCCACCAGCAGGCCGGCGACGCTGGCGACGGTCACCAGGCCCTGCTCGGCCAGCCAGCCCAGCTCGGTGTTGACCTGGTCGCGGGTGGCGTCGATCCCCAGCTCGTCCGCGTAGCTGCGCAGGATCGAGGCGTTCGCCTGGTTGCCGGGCGCGTCGCAGAGGGTCCGCAGCAGGCAAAGCCGCAGGTGCCGGCGGAAGTGCTCGCCGTAGCTCACGGGTGGCGCTCCATCATGTAGCCCTCGAGCCGCATGGCCGCGCCTTCGGTGCGCTCGACCAGCTTCTCCATCCCGCGGACCTCGGCCTTGATCTCGCCCAGGGCGGCCTGGGTGTCGCCCCGCAGCTTGGCGATATCCTCCTTGGTCGGGAGGTTCTTCAGCTGCAGCTCATGGGCGTCCAGGCGGCGCTCGGTGTCGGTCACGCGGTTGTGCAGCTCCTTCGCCGCGTCGCTGTCGCGCCAGCGCCCTGCGCGGCGCGCGACGTAGACGCCGGTCCCCGCGATCACGATCGACGCCAGCAGCGCCAGCGTCGGAATCCATTCTTGAAGCACTCGACTCTCGGCCTTCTGGCCGCCCCCTCATTTCGCGGCCTTGGCCCGCTCCGCCTCGCACTCGGCCTGCGCGTCGCGCAGGATCGTCCAGCCAAGGGCGCCCCAGGCGATCACGCCGTCGATCCACTGATCGCCGGCCACGTTGGCCGTGACCTCGGCTCCCGCGGCCGGGGCCGGCGGGGCGGCCTGGATGCGGGCGCCGACCAGCTCGGCCGGGCAGACCACGCGGGTCTCCACCCGCGTCTCGATGACGGGCGCGGCCTCACTTGGCCGGCGCAACCCATCCTTCGGCGCGCTGGCGCAGGCGGTCAGCGTCAGAGCGGCTGCGGCCGCGATCGTCACGAGGCGCAGAGTCGCGCTCAGCTTGGGCACGGGCTTTCCTTTCGGCTTCGGTTCGGACGCGGGCTTCGGCGCGCGCGACGGCCCGACCGGTGGCGGCTTCGGCGTCGGCGAGCTGCTCGCGCAGGTTGGCGACCTGGCGGGCCTGGGCGGCCCGGTCGGCGTAGAGGCGCTGGACGCCGGCGGTGCAGGCGGTGGAGACGACCCAGGGGGCGAGCTTCACGTCACCCTGGCCCAGGAGCGCCTGGCTGCAGCGCTGCGCCGCCCGGGCGCTCTCGGCCGCCACGGCGATCGCCGGCTTGCAAACGGTGTGCGGATCCTCCGCCGGCGTCCGGCGGCGGCCGATCACGATCGGCTTGCCTTCCACGGCGACGGCGCAGCGCTCCCAGCCCTTAACGGCGGCCTCGAGCTTCTCGGCGCGGCCATGCTCGTGGAGCGACCAGGCGACGAACCCGCCGATCGCGACGATGGCGGCCAGGCCGCCGGCGAGCTGCAGCTTGGAGAACATCAGCAGACCTCCGCGGCCGCGCAGGCCGAGTTGTTCGCCTCACGGGTGAGGCGGTGCGCCAGGTCGTAGGCGCCGTAGGCGAGCGCCAGGACCGCGATGGGCGCCGTGAAGGACAGGGCCGCGATCAGCGCCAGGACGATCGCGTGGCGCATGAACCGCTTCTTAGAGGCCGCTGAGGCCGCCCAGGCGTCCGGGTGGGAGCCGATCATTTCGCCTCCAGGAGCACGTAGGGGATCGTCCGGCCCTTCCAGCCCGCACCGTGGGCGCGGCGGGCCTGGTCCACCACGGTCGCGTAGAAGGCCGGCCACTGGTGGGGCGGGATCGTCTGGCAGCCGAGGCTGTTGGTCTTGGTCTGGCCGCCCCGGTGGATATTGATCCCGAACATGCCGGTGTGTTCGTAGGGCGGGTTGCCGTCGCGGATGACGGTGACGGGGCCGCCAATCTGGACCAGGGCCTCGTGGGCGCCCGGCGTCCCGCGGCGGTGGATGCCGAAGCGGTGCGCGCGGTAGAGGCCAGGCTTCAAGCTGGCCATGCCCCGCTTCGATTCCTCGAAGCCGTGGCCCGGTCGGTAGCCTCCCGGGTCGGTGTTGGCGTTGAAGGCGTAGGTGACCTCCGGCCCGTCCACGATGAGAGCGTCATCGTAGATTCCGCGGTCGTTGCGACCGGGCACGCCCAGGGTGTCGCGGTAGTAGCCGCGGATCCCGACGATCAGCAGCGGATCCCTGGCCCGGTCCAGGTTGAACGGCGCCAGGAGCGCGCGCAGCTCGGCGCGCGAGAGTCGCGGCCGCGAGGGTGGGACGATCGCGCCCATCAGGTCAGTCTCCCGGCGTCGATGGTGGTGGCGGCCTCGTCCGGCGACGCCGGCGACGGGCCAAAGCTGAACCCGGGGAAGCCGCCGAACATGCCGCCGCGCAGCTGGCTCACGGCGAGGCCCGCCTGGGCGGCCGCGGCGGCGAGCTTGAGCATGTCCTCGCGGTGCGGGCGGTCCAGGTAGGTGAAGCCGACCAGCGCCAGGCACACCGCCACGGCGAGGGCGATGATCCACACCGTGTCCGGCGACGCGCGCTCGCCCAGGCGCCACAGCAGCGCCATGCCGGCGACGGCGAAGGGGAAGGTGAACAGCCGGCGGTTACGCCAGCGCTGCGCGTCCTTCGGATCGCGCAGGCCAAGCGCGCGGCTCGCCTCGGTTGTAGCGTTGTTCCCCGACATAGCCGCGACGCTAGGCCCCGGCTCAGCTCGCGGTCAGGGTGAAGGATTTCACCCCCGGGGCGATCTAGTCGTCTGGAAAGAGGGAGGGTTGGGCGTCGCTCGCCTCGTCCCGGATCTCGGCCAGGACCTGCTGCACGCGCCGGCGAGAACAACCCGCCTGCTGCCGGATTTGTTCCACGGTCAGCTTCTTACGCTTAAGCTCAGCGATCAAGCGGCGGCGCGAGAACGGCCGCGGCAGCTCCTCGAGGCGCTCGCCGCCGAACTCCCGGGCGAGCTTCTTGGCGGCGGTGTGGCCGATCACCGCGGCGATCGGATGGTGGGCGCCCATCTTGGCGGGCACGTAGAGACGCTGGCCCCGGAACTTGGCGCAAAGGGCGCGGAACTCCTCGTCGCCGATCAGGGCGCGGATCCGCTGGAACTGGTCGTGGCCGGCGCGCATCAGCGGCTTTCCAGTGCGACGACAAGGGGGACGCGCACGGCCGGCGCCCGCGGGTTCGTGAAGGTCACGGTGGCGTAGAGGGCGCCGCCTGCGCGCTCCACCACGGTGGTCGGCTCCATGAGGCAGGCGAACTCCGCCTGACGCTCGAGCAGCTGGGCGCGCATGCGGTGGCTGGCGACCTGGTAGACCAGCTCGATCGGCACGGACCAGGTGAAGCGCGCCGGCGCGTTCATCGGCCCGCCTCGCGCTGCGCGGCCAGGAGCGCCAGGTCGGCGGCCATGGCGGTGCGGGCGGCGGCCTGCATTTCCTTCTCGCGCGTCTGGCGCTCGCCCTTCGGCGCGCGCCAATAGCGGAGCTGGGCGGCATGCCACGCCTCGCGGGCGGCGGCGGCCGTCTCGGCCGCCTCGCGCACCCGGACGTGCGCGAACAGGTCTAGCGGCGCGTCCATCGGCTCTCCAGCCACCACTGCGCGGCGACGGCGCCGCAGGCTTCGGTGCTCAGGCAGCGGCCGGCCTTCGCCAGCGCCCGAAGCCGGCGGCGGACCGTGACGGTGTCGATCGAGGGGAAGCGCGGGCGCAGCCGATCGCGCACGTCCCGGGCGCTCGAGCGCGCGCCCAGGGCGAGGCAGTCCAGGATATCCTGATCGTCCGGCCGGCGCCCGTTCACTGGGTCGCCCCTTGAAGATCGCGGATCAGCTGGCCGCGGCGAGCGATCTCCGCCTCCATTTCCTCCTGGGTCGCCGTTTCGCCGATCCCCTCCATCGCGTGGCCGAGGCCGAGGCGCTTGGCCTGGGCGCCCAGGAGCTGGCGCTTGAGCAGATAGACGGCCATGCCGCCGCCGGCGAAGCCGGTGTCCTGCGACCAGCCCGCCCGCTCGGCCATGGCCTTCAGCGCCTCGATCAGCTTCGCGCCCTGGCCCTGATCGGCCCACTGGAGGCGCTCGCATTTCAGCTGGCGCTTGGCGAACGCCTCCAAGGCGCGCTCGGAGGGGTCGCGGATCTCGCCCAGGTGGTAGAGCGAGATCCACAGCGCCCGGGCCTTCTTGGCCACCGGGTGGTCGGATGGCCGCGCGGGGCGGTCGCCGGGCCGGGCGGCTTTGGAGCGCGGTGTCCAGCCCTTCGCCTTCAGCTCGTCCAGGACGAGGCCGATCTGCGCTTCTGACAGCCCCTTGGCCGTCCGCTGGCCGGTGATGCGCTCCAGCAGGTCGCGGTAGTCGCCGTCCTCGAGGCCGACCTCCTTGGCCGCGATATGGAGTTTTGCGAGGGCGGCGCTCACCGGGCGCCTCCGGCCGGTCGGACCGGCAGGTAGCGGACGATATCGTAGTGACCGCCGGTGTGCTTCCAGGGGTAGCCCTGGGGATCGGTGTTCGGTCCGCGCACGCCGGCGCGTCGATACTCGAGGTAGAAGATCGCGTCCTCGGGCAGCGGACACTCGCCGCCGCGCCAGTCCACCCAGCCGGCCAGGCCGGCGATCTCCTCGAGCGGCCGGTCCCGGACGTCCTCGGCGTCCACGCCCGGCGGGCCGTAGCGGCAGCTGGGCGTCGGGGAGCCGCACAGGCAGACCGCCCCGCCGTCCTCGTCCTGCAGCGGGCATGATGCCGGCAGGCGGATTTCGGCGATCACCTGGTCCAGGGCTGCGGCCTCGTAGAGCGGCAGCGTCGGATAGGTGCTCCACACATGGGTGCGGATCCCCTTGAGGATCGCCACCAGCTCGGCGGGGTCGTATCGACGCTCGCCTTGCAGGATCTCCGCCAGCTCGGCGGGCGAAGGCTCAGAAACTCGCTTCATCAGTCACACACGGCGAGCTGCTCGCGCTCGTCGTCCTCCAGGTCCTCGGTTTCGGCATCCAGGGCGTCCATCCAGTCGATGGCGAGCTGGGCGACGTGCTCGAGCCAGGCGCGCAGCTGGGCGCGCTCGGCGGCGGTGCGGGCGCGGCGTTCCCTGGTCGGGAAGGCCGCGATCTTGGCGGTGGCGGGGCTCATGCGGCCTCCACCAGCTCGGCGCGCTTCTGGCCGAAGGCGCCCACGGCGATCGTCAGCTTGAGGCGCTCAGACACGACGTAAGCGTTGCCCGCGGCGTCGATCTCGGCCCGGACGGTCGCCGTGGTGTGGTAGCCGTCCGGGTTGAAGAACCGGGCCGTGAACGTGACGTGGCGCTTGCCCCAGCAGGCCCGCACCTGGCTGGGCGGCGCCCACTCGGCCGGGACCAGGCTGAACACCTCCGCCCACGCCTTCGACCAGCCGATCCAGGTGGTCGGGATCACCGGCTTGCGCCGGCGCTTCTTGTTGCGGCTCATGACGCCCCCCAGCGCTTGCCGTGGCCGGCGAGGCGCTGACGCCCGTCGCCGTAGTGGTTGAAGCGGAACCCGGCGGCGACGCGCCCGCCCATGGTCTGGACGGCCTTCGGCGTCTGCTTCATGCCCGCGCGCTTACAGTGCGGCGCGCAGTAGGGCCGGCCCTGGACGGTCACGCCGCCGCAGAAGGTGAAATCCAGCTCGCCGGGCTCGCCGATCGGCCACTTGCAGGCCGGCTGGCCCTCAGCTGCGCGCGGGACGCTCAGCTCCACCACGTTCGCCGGCCGGGGCTTCACCTTCGGCGGCGCCGGAGCCTTCGGAGGGACGGCCTTCCGGCGGCCACCCTTCGGGCCGGCCTTGACCGGCGCCCGCATCGGCGGCGCGCTGGGATCCGAGCGGCCGAGGCCGAGGCGCCACACCTTCGCTATCACGGCGTTGCGGGTCGCCCCGCCGCCCAGGGTCCGGGCGATCTCGGCGCCGGAGCATCCCTCGAGCCAGAGCCTGGTCAGGGTCGCCACCCGTTCAGCGGTCCAACCCATCACGCGGCCTCCCCGATCGGCGGCAACGCCCGCGCGTCCGCCTCGAGGTGGCCGCGCCCGCGCGCCCACGTCTCCATGGTCCGCAGGCCGTCCTCCACGATGGCGAACTCTGCCGGCGTCGTCGCGCAGGCCGAGCCGAGCGCCTGCCAGCGGCGGTTCAGCTCCTGGATCGTCTCCAGCTCGAACGGCGCCAGCACGTGGCCGGCGACGTCGACCAGGACGCCGCAGCGCGTCAGGGCGATCTTCTGCAGGTCGGTTAGTTGGCCCACGTCACCAACCTCCCGTGCTGCCGGGAACGGCGGCGGCCAGTGAGGGCCTGCTCGCGGTTCAGCGGCTTGGTGACCACGTCCCACGCGATTCCTGCGGCCAGGCCCAGTAGGGTGAGCGGCCACAGGAGCGAGAACACCAGGTTCCAGGCGTCGAAGGTGGCGCGGTCGGCCCAGTCGTCCCACGTCAGGGTGTGCCGCCAGCCGTAGAGAACGCCCACCAGGTAGGCGCATGCGAGAGTCACGCCCATCGGCCGCGCTCCTTGGTGACGGGCGCCGTCTCCAGCGCCTCGGTGATCGCCGCCGCGTCGGCCGGTGTCGTCATGCCGGTCAGCACGGCCTGGCGGACGATCGCGGCCAGGACGCCGCACAGCTCGGCGCCGGGGCGGGGCTTGCGGT